CCGCTCTGAAACCACACTTAAAACGATAAGCAAGGATTCTACTACTGGAACAATTACAGAGGTTACCACAATAGGTGATGGCCCTGTAAGTCTTTCAGATGGTGACGTAACCTTAACTAACGCCACTCATAGTGGAAGAGTTTTGCTTGTCCCAGATGGTGGTCAAGATAATACTTATACATTACCAGCGCCAATTGCTGGATCTGTTTTTAGATTTGTTTATGCAGGTGGTGCGGCTGATGCAACAGATGCGATAATTGTCACACCAAGCAATACTAATTTTTATGTTGGCGGAGTAACATTTTTAGACACTGATAATGAAGTAAGTGCAGTATTTTCTGATGGTAACTCAAATAGCAGTATTCAACTAAATGTCCCTGCTGGGTTTGATGTTACAATTATTGGTAAAGATTCTACAAACTATCAAATCTTTGGAACTGTTACAGGTGCGACTGCACCTGCGTTTGCCGACCAGTAATAAAAGGTTCTAATTAAGGTAGGGGGAAACCCCTACCACTTTTATAAAGGAGAATAATATGGCTGATGCTGTAGCGACGCAGACACTCATAGATGGTGATAAAAAAGTAGTTCAAAAATTTACTAATATTTCTGATGGCTCTGGTGAATCTGCGGTTGTTAAAGTTGATGTAAGTGCTTTAGCTACAAATTCTCGTGGCGATGCTTGTACAGGTGTTGTCATAGAGGAAATATGGTGGCAGTGCATTGGAATGAAGGTTCAAATACTTTGGAATGCTTCAACTAATGTTTTTTGTATTGAACTAGGTGAAAATCAAAGTGGTAACCATGATTACACCAAATTTGGTGGTTTGCCTAACAATGCTGGTAGCGGAAAAGATGGAGATGTTCTTTTCACAACTGTAGGTCATACCAGTGCAGATACCTATACAGTAATTATGTCTATGCGGAAAGAGTATGGCTAAATCTAAAAAAGGCGAAATGCCTAAACGTAATAAGAAAAATTTCCGTCCCACAAAGTCTGGGGCGGGAATGACAAAAGCTGGTGTTAAAGCTTATCGAAGAAAAAACCCTGGTAGCAAATTAAAAACAGCTGTTACTGGTAAGGTAAAGCCCGGAAGTAAAGCAGCTAAAAGACGTAAATCTTACTGCGCTAGATCTGCGGGTCAAATGAAAAAGTTTCCAAAAGCGGCTAAAGATCCTAATAGTCGTTTGCGTCAAGCTCGTAAAAGATGGAAGTGTTAAATGGCAATAAGTCGTAGTAAAATGAAAAAACAAGTTACTAAGCCACCTCAAAAAAAAGATGATATGCCTAGAGGTTTAACTTATTTTAGAAAGGGTGGAGCCGCTTCAAAAAAATCTAAAGGTAGTAAAATATGCCCTTCTGGAAAAGCATGGGCTAAAAGAACATTTGATACTTATCCTTCAGCTTATGCAAATATGGCGGCTTCTAAATACTGCAAAGACCCTAATTACGCTAAAGGCGCAAAGGGCAAGAAAAAGAAGAAAAGCTAATGGGTGCGCTTAAAGATTGGGTAAAACAAGATTGGGTTCGCATCGGTACTGATGGGAAGATAAAAGGTAAGTGTGGTACTTCTAAAGATAAGAAGAACCCTGACCGATGTTTGCCTCGTAAAAAAGCTCAAAGTCTCTCTAAAGCAGAAAGAGCCAAGACTGCTCGTAAGAAAAAAGCAGCAGGAGCAAAAGGTAAAACTGTAGTTTCCAACACTAAAAAAGCAAAAGTTCGCAATATGAACAATGGCGGTGTTGTTGAAACAAAGTCTAAACGTAAATTTAATGGCAAAACTATACCAAAAACTGCTGTTGCAAGGGGTTGCGGTAAAGTAATGTCTAATCGAAGAAAGCGTACAAAAGGCGCTGTAAGCCAATCATAAGGAGTTTATCATGGCTATGAAGAAAAAAGGAAACAGAACTGGTGGCAAAATTCGTCGTATGTCTAAAGGTGGAGCAGCGGGCGGTAAGAAAATTCGTCGTATGTCCAAAGGTGGGGCTGCTGGTGGTAAAAAAGTTCGTCGCATGACAAAAGGCGGTGCGGCTGGCGGTAAAAAATCACTTACAGCAGCAAGAGCAATTCTTCCTTCTGGTTATAAAATAGTTAAAAAATAAAGTATGGCTTATTTGCACAGCAATATACCTTATTTTAAAGCATGGGTTCGTCGTGAATACACTCACAACCATGAGAATTATCACGGCGAATTTCTTCATGCTATGGTTATTGGTGTGACAACAATACCGAATAGATGTTTAAGTTTTCAGGTTATATTCACTGGGAATGAGGCTGAAGGAGAAAAAGAAGACACAGTACATGGTGGTGCTATGTGGGCGCGTATGCCCATAACTGCGCTTGTTGGTGACATTCCTTTAGAAGAATGGCCTGAGCCAATGGAAACATACGATGCACAACCTTGGGATTGTGCCTCTCATTATAACTCTGTTTATGTTATGGATAGAACTACTCCTTGCCCTTGGATGGCTAAAATAGATGGTCAAATGTATCCTGCAAAATATTTATTTACTGTAGACTACACTGAATCAGAAATAGCAGATGACCCAGCGCAACATAAACAAAACCATGTACTTCAGCTATTAGATGCTGGGGAATGGACAGGTAATGTTGTTGCGTTACCTAATAATCGTGTGCGTGTAACTCACCCTGCTTGGTTTCAAACAGGAGAAGGCGCTCCTGATTTTAAACCATCTCAACATATACACTATTCAAAAAGTGATTTAGACTATACACTAGATGTTAACAAGGTTTTCGATAACCTTTATAACGAGGAATAACATGACTGTATCAGGATCCAAAAATTTTGAATTAGACGTAGCAGATTATATTGAAGAAGCTTTTGAACGTTGTGGTTTAGAAGTTAGAACTGGTTATGATTTAAAAACTGCTAAACGCTCTATGAACCTTTTATTCGCTGATTGGGCTAACAGGGGTATCAATCAATGGACGATTGCACAAAGAAGTTTCACTGTTACAAGCAATGATGGTCAATATGATTTAAGTGCAGATGTAATAGATATTTTATCTTTGGTAATACAAAGAGATAGCACAGATTATTCTTTAGACAGAATAAGTAGAGACGCTTATTTAAATATTCCTACAAAATCTACTCAAAGCAGACCTACCCAATATTTTTTAGATAGGCAAATAACACCAAATTTAAAATTGTGGCCTTTGCCAGATAATAGCACAGATGTTATATATTACGATGCTTTAATTCGTTTAGACGATGCAGATACATTCGTAAATACTGTTCAAGTTCCTTTTAGATTTTATCCAGCGTTAGCAGCTGGCTTGGCTTATTATATAGCGGTTAAAAAGGCTCCTGATAGAATACCTTTATTAAAACCAATGTACGAAGAAGAACTAGGTAGAGCCATGGATGAAGATAGAGATAGATCTTCTTTTCAAGTCTCACCTCAATTGAGAAGTTATAGATATGTCTAAGTATGCCTCAAATAAACGAGCATACGGTATATCAGACCGTTCTGGCTTCAGATACAGACTTAAAGATATGCGTAAAGAATGGACAGGTTTACTTGTTGGAAAAGATGAGTGGGAATCTAAACATCCTCAATTAGAACCAATTAGAACAAGGCCAGATCCTCAAGCTTTAAGAAATCCAAGACCAGAACAAAATTTAACTGAACAAAGATCATTACAGTATGGGTTTGATCCTGTTGGTTTTTTAGATATACCAGGAATAACTCCAGACAATAATTTAGTTTCTACTGGATCAGTAGGAGAGGTTACGGTGACAACAACATGAGTTTTACATTTACAACATTAAGAGAAGCAGTGCAAAATTACACTCAAAACAATGAAACATCTTTTATTGCTAATATGGGTACTTTTGTAGAATTATCTGAGGAACGTATTTTAAAATCCATTCAATTAAATGTTTTTAAAAAAAATGCAGCTGGTAATATGACTTCAGGAAATAAATATTTAGCTGTTCCTAGTGATTTTTTAGCACCTTTTTCTTTAAGCATTACAAATAGCAGTAGTTTTGAGTTTTTAATGTTTAAAGATTTAGATTTTGTTGAAAGTTATAATCCAAATCCAGCAACAACTGGTACGCCAAAATATTATGCACAATTTGATGTTGATAATTTTCTCATTGGGCCAACACCTGATAGTTCTTATGTTTCTACATTAAGTTATTTTTACAGACCAGCTAGTTTAACTGAAAGCCAATTAACGTTAACAGTAGGGGCAACTGGGAGCTTTACAAACGGTGAAAAAATTACTGGCGCAACAAGTGGTGTAGTTTCTACTATTAAAGCTATTCCAACTTCTACTACGTTTACGATTTTAGTTCCTTCTGGTACGTTTACAGATGGAGAAACAATTACTGGAGCAACAAGTGGAGCAACAACGACTGTAACCTCTACTGGAGCTGACACAACTATTAGTTGGTTGAGTGAAAATGCTGAAATAGCGTTGTTATACGGCACTTTAATAGAAGCAAGTGTTTATATGAAGGAGGAGCAAGATATTATGGCTATGTATAGCTCAAGATTTGCAGAGGCAATGTCAAGGTTGAAAAATCTTGGAGAAGCTAAAGAAGTAACAGATCAATACAGAACTGGTGAAATTATAAGGCAGAAAACATAATGTTAACAAATTCACTTAGTATGTCAAATGACTTTTCTGTAACAGTAGAAACCACTAATAATAGAGGTTTTACTCCAGAAGAAGTAGCGGTTCGTTGCGTTAACAGAATTATAGGAATTTCTGATAATGCTCCACCTGCTATTAGAGACCAAGCTAACGCTTACAGAAAAGAATTAGAAGCAATAGTTGCAAATTATATGCACCAGGCTATTAAAAGTGATAGAACTACTGTATATAACGCAATTAGAGATTCTGGAAACCCTAAACTAGCAGAATATATAAGGAGAATGTGATGGCTTTTACTGGTAATTTTTTATGTACCTCATTTAAACAGGAGTTAATGGAAGCAAAACATAACTTCTTAGCTTCTGGGGGCAATACTTTTAACATTGCTTTGTACACCAATAGTGCAAGTTTTACAGCAGCAACTACTGCATACACAACTAGCAATGAAATAAGTGGAACAAACTATAGTGCTAAAGGACAAGCACTTGGGAACGTTAATCCAACAACAAGTAGCACAACAGCGTTTACTGATTTTGCAGATGAAGTTTTTTCAAACGTAACTATATCAGCTGTTCGAGGTGCTATGATATTTAATGATTCAGCGTCTGGAGACCCTAGCGTTTGTATCTTAGACTTTGGTGCAGACAAAGCAGCAAGTTCTGGTGATTTTACAATTGTATTTCCAACAGCTGATGCGAGTAATGCGATAATTAGGATCGCCTAATGTCTATCAATAATGTTGCAGCATTCCAAGGGTGGAACAGCTCTATACAGGGATGGAATACTGGAACATGGAACACTAATGTTGCCTTCCCGGTAACAGCTACTACAGCTATTACTGGTGTTGCAACTACTGGAGACGGTGTAATTGGTGTTACGGGAACCAGTGCTACTGGTGGCGTTGGCTCTGTAACCGTTACTGGTGAAGCAAATATCTCCGTCACGGGTGTTGCAGCAACATCCGCTTTAGGTAATACATTTGAGACTTTAAATGGCGTTTCTTCCACTGGGGCAGTTGGATCTGTAACTATTACAGGAGATGCTTCTGTTTCAGTCACAGGTGTTAGTGGCACAGGGGTGATAGGTTCTTTAAGAGCAACATGGGGTCAAATAATACCAGATCAAAACGCAAATTATCAAGAGCTTGTGCCAAATCAAAATCCGAGTTACAATAATGTAACTCCTTCTCAAACTCCGAATTGGGAAACCGTAGAATATAAAAATACTATAGCAGCATAGGAATTACAAAATGGCTAGTACATACGTTAATAACCTCAGACTAGAAGAAATAGGTTCAGGAGAGCAATCTGGTACATGGGGTGATACAACAAATACAAACTTAGAAATAATAGGCCAAGCAACAGCCTGGGGAACCAGAGCCATTGCAAACGCCTCAACAGATAACATTACAATTGCGGACGGTGCGTTAGACGCAGACAGGTGCCTTGGGTTAAAACTAACAGGTGGCGGTCAAGCGTGTACGGTTACACTTCTGCCAAACACAAGTTCCAAAACTTGGTTCATGTATAACGCAACCAGCTACACACTAACGTTTACTTGTGGTAGCGGTGCTAATGTAGCGATTCCAGCAGGACAGACCAAGGTTATTGCAACGGATGGTCTGGGTTCGGGTGGCGTGGTTCACGATTTACTTACAGAAGTTAATTTCGCTGGAGATGTATTTGTAACAAACACTTTAAATGTGGCAGGTGACACAGCCGCTGGAGATGCGGCAGCTATAGGTTACACTGCTGCTGAAGGGTTAATACTTACAGGCCAAGGTAGCACCAACGATGTAACAATTAAGAATGACGCTGATGCTGATGTAATAGAAATACCTACTGGTACAACTAATGTAACTGTAGCTGGTAACTTAGGTGTAGGTGGTACTGTTACAGGCACAGGCACATCTGTATTTGCCTCACTAGACATCTCAGGTGACATAGACGTAGACGGCACTACAAACTTAGACATAGTAGATATTGATGGTGCAGTAGACATGGCAACTACTCTTCAAGTTGATGGTGTAGCAACCTTTACTGGTAGAGATATTCATAGTGGCGGTATTACTATTGCTAATGATGGACAAATTGGTTCTGTTGGAGATGCAGATGCTATTGCTATTGCTTCAAATGGACAAGTTACATTTACACAAACACTTATTGGTACAGCACTAGATATTAGTGGTGACATAGACGTAGACGGCACAACTAACCTAGATGTCGTGGACATTGATGGTGCTGTAGACATGGCTTCTACGTTAACACTCGCTGGTAATGCAGACTTTAATGGCGATCTTGATGTAGATGGCACAACTAACCTAGACGTGGTGGATGTAGATGGTGCAGTTAACTTTGCAGCAGACGTTACCTTTGCAGATGGTGCAGATATTATTACTGCTTCAGCAGGTACATCTAACTTTAGAGCAGGTGTCAACGCAGGTAACTCAATAGCATCTGGCGGTAACTACAACGTAGCTGTGGGTGACGAAGCTGGTACTGCTTTGACGACTGGTGATGGGAATGTGGCTGTAGGCTATCAGGCTTTGTCTACTGAAGATGCAAATGGCGAAAGTGTAGCTATAGGTTATCGTGCTTTAAAAGTACAAAATGCAGGAGCCGCAGCATATAATACTGCCGTTGGATATGATGCAGGTGTAGCAGTAACCACAGGTATTGAAAATGTTCTTATTGGTGCTACTGCAGGTGATGCACTTACAGATGGAGATAAAAACGTAGCAGTAGGAACAGCAGCGTTAGGCTCTGATACAAGAGGTAACTTTAGTACAGCTATAGGGCATGGCGCACTTAACTCTTCAAACACTACAAATGATACTGATATGTATAATACAGCAGTAGGTTATCTAGCAGGTGTAGCAGTAACCTCAGGCGTACAGAACACGCTCATAGGTGGTCTCGCTGGTGATGCACTTACGGATGCAGATTATAATGTAGCAATAGGTTATCAAGCTTTAACCGCAGATACTTTAGGTTCTAGAAGTGTTGCTATAGGAAGAGATGCACTTTCATCACAAAACTTTACCACAGCTACAGAAAGCCAAAACGTAGCTGTAGGTTTTGCCGCAGGTGCAGCAATATCAACTGGCACATTTAACACTATTGTGGGCGGTGAAGCAGGGAAAGCAGTAACCACAGGCGTACAGAATACCCTTATTGGTGGTATTGCTGGTGATGCACTCACTGACGCTGATTCTAATGTTGTTATGGGTTATGGTGCTTTAACGACAGACACAAAAGGATCTTTAAGTGTGGCTATTGGGGCATCTGCTTTAGCTACACAAAACTTTACGACTGCTACAAATACTTTTAATACAGCAGTGGGTGCAGTAGCAGGTCAAAGCTTAACCACAGGCGTACAGAATGATTTATTTGGTGGATTAGCTGGTGACGCTTTAACTGATGCTGATTATAATGTAGCACTTGGATATGCCACACTAAGCGCAGACACGTTAGGCAGTAGAAGTACGGCTGTAGGACATTCCGCATTAGCTTCACAAAACTTTACGACTGCTACTGATACTTACAATACAGCAGTTGGGTTCTATGCAGGAGTTGCAGTAACCACAGGCATATCTAATACCATCGTTGGTGGTCGTGCAGGAGATGCTCTAACTGACGCAGACTTTAACGTAGCTATAGGTATGGATTCTCTTACTACTGATACACTAGGAGGTAAAAGTACAGCTTTAGGTGTTGGTGCTTTAGGCACACAAAACTTCACAACTGCTACAGATACCTTTAATACCGCTTTGGGATTTCAAGCAGGATTATCTGTAACTACAGGTCTGCGTAACGTCTTAGTTGGTGGCCTAGCTGGTGATAGTGGTACAACAGCCGCAAATAATGTTATAGTTGGTTACAATTCTGATTTAGCAGCAGTAGATACTGCACAAGTTATTGTTTTAGGATCAGGTGTAACATCTCAAGCAGCAAATAACTTTACATTTGGGTTTGGTGCTACAGACAGCAACATAGCCTTTGGTGCTACAAGCATTACTGCTCCGTCAGATGAAAGATACAAAGAAGATATAGCAGATTCAACGGCAGGTCTTTCCTTTATAAAAGATTTACGTCCTGTTACCTTTAAATGGAAAAAAGAAAAAGATGTTCCATCAGATCACAAAGCCTATGTAGCAGATTCAAACGATAGAGTAATGCAAAGCCAAGGTGAAACAAATCACGGGTTTATTGCTCAAGAAGTTAAAGCAGCAATAGATAATCATTCTGAAATAAAAGATGGATTTAATATGTGGTCTGCTGATCCTACAGATGGAAGACAGCGTTTAGGAGATGCTGCTCTTATGCCAATTATGGTAAAAGCAGTACAAGAATTATCAACAGCATTAGATGCAGCACTTGCTCGTATCGCAACACTAGAAGGTTAAGCATGGAACTAATGCCACGCCACTTTCCTAACGTAGGGGTTGTTGAAGGACAACTCCCAGAGGATGTTGTGGCTAACCTATGGACTGTCATTAACGAGGCAAGAGAGAAGCCAGAAGACATGAAGCCTGAACTTGCAGGTAACATCAGCTCTTCTATACGCCTTGATGGTAGCTCACCACTACTAGAAGAGTTTGTCGGTGAGTTAATTCCTAAGTTTATGAACAGCCACATAGAGGCGTATGGCCCACCTTGGCGAGCCGTTATGAAGGAAGGTGAAGGGTTTAACTTAGAAAGTCTCTGGGTAAACTTCCAGAAGAAGCACGAGTTTAACCCACCACACGATCACGGTGGAGTCTACAGTTTTGTAATATGGATGCAGATACCTACATCCTTTGCAGAACAGCGCAAGCTACCTGTATGCGCTGAGTCAAATGCAGATAATCACATATCTAACTTTGCGTTTAGTTACACAAATACACTAGGCAAAGTATCCACATTTGCGTATAATATGGAAAAGGAAGCAGAAGGGTACATGGTTATGTTTCCCTCGCAAATGCTTCACCAAGTTTTTCCGTTCTATGAGAATGATGGAGAAAGAATATCAATATCAGGTAATATTAACATAGAGAAAAAGGAAAGTTAAAATGGCAAGAGAAGCAGATCAGATTGCAAAGGATTACGCAGCAATGCTGGGCAGTGTAAGTGTTATCACAGAAGTTATAGCAACACACGACAAAGGTGCTGATGCAACAAGTAGCGACTTCTGTAGTGATATGACGACAGCAGAAAAGAAAGAGCGTGTCGCTAGAAGCAAAGGCTACTTAGATCACATGACAGCATTAGACGATTGGGGCAGTGAAGACATGGCTCCAGTGACAAGTGCTATTAATGCAGCGACTACATTTATAGGATAAACAAACCATAACATAGGGAGAAAATTATGGCTAAATGGGCAAAAGAAGAAGTTAAGGAAAATGTAATTAATATTGACGGGCAAGAGTTTACAGAGAAATCTTTATCTCAACAGTCCAAATATTTTATTGCTCAAATTAAAGATTTAGAGGCCCAACAAAACAATCTTCAATTTCAAATAGATCAAAAGTTAGCGGCTCTTAATGTTATGAGAGCTAATCTTGTTGAATCTTTAAAGCCTGAAGAAATGAAGGAAGAAATTGTTGAAAAAGCAAGTTAGGATTAACAATGGCAAGAACAGTAGTGCAAGCTCACGACCGCATAGATACAATCGAACCTAAGATTACTAAACTAGAGACTGAAAATCACATTCAGTTTAAAGAAGTTTTCTATAGATTAAAACGTTTAGAAGTATTTTTAGTGGGTGGGCTTGGCGCTACTATCGCTATGTTAGTAAGTATATTACTTAAAATGGGATAAGTTTTATTAAATGCGTATGCTTTTTAAATATTTTTTAATAATATTTTTAATTATACCTGGTTGTACAGGCTTTACATTAGACTGTCCCATGAAACTTGGTAAAGATTTCTGTACTTGGGGTAAAAAATGAAAAAACCTTTGTTGTATTTAACCTGGGTGTTTCTAGCTTTATTGTTTTTAATTGCACTGGTGCCTATGGTTTACGCAGATCAAGGCTGTGATAGCGCAACAAACAGTAACTGTATTGAGACAAACAGTAATACAAACTCCACAACTAACTCTAACATAACCAGTACGACTACTGTAAAGTCTCCACCACCCTCAGCTATGTCTCCTAGTATTAATTCATCAAGCTCAGATACGTGCCACATACCTGCGGGCGGTTCTGTGCAGACGCAGATACTGGGAATTAGTGGCGGCACAACAATTAGAGATTTAAACTGTGAGCGCCTAAAAAATGCTAAGGTTATGTACGATATGGGCTTAAAAATAAGTGCTGTAGCAATTATGTGTGAGGACAAAAGAATTTGGACGGCGATGATTAATTCTGGCACCCCATGTCCAATCAACGGTCTTGTGGGAGATGCGGCTAAAACTGAATGGGAAAACAATCCACATTTAGTACCTGGCTATGTTGCGGGTAAGAAGGAGAAATGGGATGAAGACGATAAGGCAACAGCTCGTGGGGCTGCTGGCATTGGCGGTCTTTTCTTGGCCTTGTTATTCTTACTCTGAGAATATTTACGGTAACACAAAGAACGCGGCCTCAAACGCACACACATGGGTAATGAATAACCTACTTCCAGCTCAAAACAACCTGACAATCGAGGGTGTGTTTCACAAATACACAATAACCAAAGATGCAACTACAGATGCAACTGTGTCGATTACAAATAAAAAAGCGGGCAGTGACGACAATGTCTATGAGTATGTAGACGACTGGAACAACTTGCCCAGCGGCACAAAGATTAAATATGACCCAATAGCGCCTACACTTGGCACTCTTTTTGGCAATGGTGAAATAAAAGTTACAGGGGACGGATCTCTTTCTGACGTTTTAATACTGTACCATTATAAATACGATCCTTGTGATACACCACTCAACGACCCAACTTGCCCTAATTTTAAAGACGCACTTTACCAATACTTGCTTGATAACGAATTACTCGATGCACAAAACGTGGAAGATCCTTACTATGATAAATGGGTACAGATACAATTAGAGGAACAGGCAGAGTTAGAAGAGCAAGAAGTTGAAGAGGCTGAAGAAGAGGAAGAAAGCGAAGAACTGAGTGTAGAAGAGATATTATCAGTCGCGGGTGTTGTAGATAAAATTGCAGATCCTGTACAGCAATTAGAAATGATGCAACAGATCGCTGCTGTTGGAAAACTTGAATTATATTATAATCTTGATATAGATGGTGGTGTCTATAAAGATGTCTTACAAATAGACGGCGGTGAATTTAAAGACAACGTTAAGGCTTTTAGAAGTTTAGGCCAAGACAGCGTCCACAGAAGTATGGTTCGTTCTCAGTATGACGACTAACAAACGGAGATAACATGATTAAAAAAATAACACCTTTAATATTTTTGCTTTCGACCAGTTACGCTTGGGCAGTCAACTCACCAATTACAGGTACAGTTCAAGCTAGTTGTAGCATTGTAACGACAACACCAGGGCAATACGGTGTGCCAAACATATGGAAGCTCTCAACTGCTGCCGCAGATGGGGGTCAAGATGCTGTTATAAAAACTCAAATAGGAACGGCTGATAAATATAAGGTAAAGATTACACACCCGAATAGTTTTAGCTCATCACCTTCTTTGTCCGATACTTTAACGTGGACAGGTAGTAGTGTATACACATCTGGAAGTGTTGCTGGAATGAGCGCTTATAATGGGGCTAAAGTTGTTGTAGGTAATGAAACAACCTTTGATATGACATTAGCAGGAACAACATTCTTTACAGTAGCTTCAACGGCTGAATATGGATATAATCGTGCATTTCCTTCTGGGACTTATACAGCATTAATATTAGCTGAATGTATCGCCAAGTAGCTTTAATTTTCATGTTGTTTGGGTTTCAGGCCCAAGCGCACGAGATGACTCCAGCATACCCAAAATTTAACTATAGTTATATTGAGGGAGTGTCTGTGACAAAAATGTTTTTGTTTAATAGGCGTAATGATGTTTCATACTACCAAATAGGTGTGTTTACCTTAGATTGGAAAGAAATACCCTTTGCCTCTACGTCAAAACTGATAAAGGTAAAACACGCTAAAAAATATCCATTTGATGTTTATATACGAAACTCTGACCTAGATAGGGTTGGATATATATGTACAATATCAAAAGTTTTTAAGGGAGAAGAGCAGAAAGCTTTGATAACTTCAAGGATTTGCTCAAAGATAGAATGAAAGTATGGTTATTTATTATAGTTGTCATGTCTGTAACAAGTTGCAGTATAATAAGTGTTTTTGCCGATAGTACATCTAACTCACTAAGTTTATCTCTTCCAAACACAGGCGGTAACTATCAGTCCGATTCATTTAGAGCGGGAGAACTTGATTGTAGCATGGCGCTAGGGAGTGCAACGAACATTGAGTTTGGTATTACATCTATCATTCAGGGCGGCACAGTGGAAAACAGTGGTAAAACAGGCGATATTGGTATTTATTCTAAAATTACAATACCACTGGGCAGAAGGAATAAAGGCTCCCGGTTAGACTGTAACAGGCTGTATGAGATTGAATTAAAGAAAAAACAACTAGAAGTAATGAAGCTACAACAGGAAATTAATAGGTTACGTGAGTTGGGTAATGACTTATCGTTTGAGAATTAGGAGAAGATTATGGCAGAGATGGAGGTAGGTGGCGTAAAGTTTTCTGGCTTTGGCAAAATCGGTATTGCAGTCACAGCATTAAGTACACTGGCTGGCTCGGCCTATGTGGGATATGAGTTTTACTTTGATTATCTTGACTTGCGCGAAGTCGTGCAAGAAATAGATATTGATGCAATTAAAGCTGAGAATGAATTGGTTTTAACAAAACTAGATGACGCTATTGTTTACACCAGAGACATTAAAAACAATCTTCGAGATGATTTGCTTAAACTAGAAGGCTACATTGATAAGCTGGAAAAAAAGATTGAGACATCTTCAGAGCGCATAAAAACAACGCAAAGCTCTATAGACTTGGTATTAGAAGACGTTCTTAATCAAATGAACGAGGTGCAAAAAGACGTGACAGCCGCAATAAGAGAGGTTGAAACGTTAAATAGGGAGACAGAGAAGGATGTTCGTGATACAATGCGTGACATAGAGAACAGAATAGAAGAAGATATGCGTAAACTTGAAGAAGAGTTAAATGAGAGATTACAGGAGGCTCTTGACAACCCGTTGTCTAATTGAGCATTTTAAGACTAGGAGAAAAAATGTCTAAGAAATTACAAGAAAACAGTAAATACGCAATGGCAGATGCCGATGGCGACGGTGTAATAACCGATGATGAGATGGATCGCCACGAGCGTTGGATACGTTTAGAAAACGAAGATAAGCTAGCGGATACACAACGTGTAATGGCGTGGATTGCTATGGTAGTGACGATTGTAGCTGTTGTTGTCTTGTTAACACCCGTTGTAGCTGTTGATAGACTTTCGGCGGCGGCAGGTTTTTTAAATACATTTATTGTCGCACAATTAGGAGTCGTTGTTGGTTTTATGGGTGCTACGGCTATTTCTAAAACTAAATTAAAATAAGGATAAAAAATGGCAGATGTTGCTAAAATTAAAAAAGTTATAAAGGGATTAAAAAAAGCATCTAAGTCTCACGCAAAACAAGCTAAGACATTAAAATCTGCAATAAAAAAAGGAAAAAGAAAAAAATCTAAAAAATAGGAGGATAATATGTTATCACTGTTAGGAGCAGCACTAGGGTTTGGTACTTCTATCATACCAAGTGTTCTTGATTTATTTCAACAACGTCAAAAAGACGCCCAAGAGCTTAAAATGCTTGAGGCAAAGGGTAAGTACGCAGCGCAGCTATCTTCTCTTAAATTAGACGAACTTGAGTCTAAAGCAGATATCGCAGAGGCAGAAGGTATATACAAAAGTATGGCAGCGGCAAACGCCAAGTCTGGATTTGCGGCAGCTTTATCAGGATCGGTACGACCAGTTGTAACATATTTATTTGTGGGTTTGTTTCTGACTGTAAAAATTAGTGGCTTATTTTATTCTATG